AATATCGAGGGCTTCTGAATCTTCCTTGGTAGCCCCTTTGCTATCAGATTTTTTCTGTAACTTAACATTCTCCTCAAATCTTTTAAGGGCTTCCTTTCTTAAGAAGGCAGCTTTCTCAGGGGTGAGGGCGCGTCCTTCCCTCGCTGCCATGTCCAGTTCCCTCTTCAGATTATTAAATCTACCCTCTGGCGCATCCATGAGCTGCTTTTCCATGCTCTTATAGAGAGCTTCTTTCCTATCTACCTCTTCAAGAAGCTGGGAATACTCTTCTTTCAATTCGAGATTTATATTCTTCGCTGCATGGGAGGCAGTTACGTCAGTAAGTCCAGATCCAGAGCCAGACCCAGAGCCTTCTTCGGCACCAACTAGTGAAGTGGCTGCGTCACTCCCTGCTACAGCGGGGTCTACTAAATTCTCCTTAGCTTTTGAGGCTTCGGCTTTATTAATCTCTTCCCTAACCGCTTGGGGACTCAGTCTTTGAAGCTCCGCGTTAACTTCATCCAACTCTTTCTGCCGTTGTGCCCTAGTTTCCTCATCTAAAACTTCAGACGTTTCATCCAGAGCCTTGTCTTCCTCCTCAGTTTCATTGAGGGGAGCGGCTAAAATATCAGGACGTTCTGACCGCTTGTATTGTCTAACAACACGTTCAACTTCCGCAGCAGTGGTTGGGGAACCCGATGCCTTCAACGAATCCGTTAACCCTTTGGCAGATACATCTCGTTCATACTGTTTGAAAACCTCCTGCTCTACTCTCGCCGCAGCTCCCCTATCTAAAAATCTATCTGGGGCAATATTCTTAGCTGCCTTACTAATAAGGGTTCCGCTTCCACCTAATGCCGCACCTAATACAAACCCATGCCAAACTTGGGTCATGCGTTCGAACATGTCTGTGTCTTGGTCGGTGTAAACATCTACAACAAGACTATTAAAGAACTCATCTAATCCCTCCTCGATTCCTTCGTGCAATGCACTGGCAAGAAATCCTTTAGGGGCTTCAATAAGGGCATGTTTCGTAGTGACTTTCTTCAGTGTCTCTTTCATTAAGTCACGGAAGGTTTCACTACCTACATTCCTGCCAAGAACATTGGATGTTATCTGGCGCATCTGGCGGAAACTCATGCCCCGCAAGAAGGCGTCTTCAAGACCCCCTTTACCCATGAAGGAAAACCCGCCTGTCAGTAAACCAGTTATGGTTCCTGCGGTAAGGGCACTCCCTAGTGCGGCCTCATGGGCTTCGTCTTTAACTCTCTCCTCACTCCACCCTTCATCCCATGTGCCATCCTCTTTCTTGTGTCTGGCGGTGAGAGTTTCCTCAACAGTTCTGAATGAAACTCCGTATGTATTCGCCCCCGACCTAGTAGCAGCAGGGATAAACGCAGCGGCAGATGTGCTAAACCTTTTAGCCAATTGACTGTTGTATGCCTTGATGACATGCAATGCGCGTTCTTTAGTTAGCCCCTTAACCGTGCCCGCTTTGAATACTCTTTCCGCAGCTTGCTGCATTGTTTCCTTACCTGTTGTTTTGAGTATCCCCTTAAAGGAAGCTGCTATTATAGCTCTGGCGGAAACTGTTGCCGTTGTCTTAGCCCCAAGATATGCCGCACCAGCAGCAGCAGTTGCCCCTCCTGTGGGGCCAGAGAGGGCGGCTAACCCTGCTGTAACAATGGCATCACCAACCAGTGGCCCGATTGCCTCCATGAAATCCTGCCCTGCCCCCATCTCCATCCCGAAGACTGACGCTATCGAACGAGCATGGGCGTTGTTCTCTGCAATACTTATAAGTCCCTCTTGCCCCCACTCAGATTTGAAAGCTGCGAACACACCATAAGCGATAGAGGTGAACCCCTCACCAATACTACTCATCACACCCGAAAACCTGTGCCCAAACTTACTGAAGTCTTGGGTCTGCGCGAATTGTTCCAATATCTCGGTATCAGATAAGCCACTCTGTGTCCCGCTTATATACGCTGCTGCCCAGTCGTCTGCGTAATCTTCATCACCACGCAAAAGCTTGTTGGTCTGATCAAAGTTTTGTTGAACAGACATCTTCCGTTGCATTTCCGCAAGTTGTCTCTCTTCCTCTGTAGCCCCCGATTGGGCCAAGGCTTGCTTAAATTTCTTGGGGAAAAGTGATAGCTCTTGTGCAACCAACGCTCCGCTATATCTCGTCCTGTGGACGTTTTGACCAAGCTCATCTTCATTGTCTGAATACCGCAAGAAGGGTTTAACATTCTTTGCACCAAGATTATAATCACCCCCATGATATGCATACGTGACAGTCATGTCGTGGATAACGTCATCCAATACGTCCTCGCCATACCCCGTCATCTCCCCCAAATCCCGCAGTAAACTCAACCGTGTTCTCTCGTGCTCCTTTGAGTATTGTTTACGGAAAGCGGCGGTGCGCTCAACGCGCCGAAGTTGCGCTTCTTCTTCCTCGTCCCCTGTAAGTCCGTTCCATGCAATCCTCATCCCACGGAAGAAAGTGGAAAACCCATCAGATAGTGAGTAATTTAATCTGTCCCCCCAGTCCCAAGTGGTTCTGTCCCCATACTCTTTTGCCAGCCCCCACATTTTTGCACGGGCGCGTTCTGCTTTTGAGTGGACTAACCCTCCCCTATGGGAGGTTACACCACTTGCCGAGGGGCGACCTGCCGCTAGAAGATTTTCTACTTCGACCTGAGCGAGCTGTCTGCGCTGCACTTCATAACGCATTAAGTCACCAGCATGACCAATACGTTCACGCTTGTGCCTCAAATTAAATAGGTGTTGGGGTCGGACACCAAATTTTTCGGACTGTGTAAGAACTTCGGCTTCGGTCATTCCTTCAGGAATGTTCCCACCAAGGAAAATTTCATTTCCCTTTTCGTCTTCATAAACAGCCGCGAGAAGTTCTCCCTTTTTCCACAGTTCTAAATACGTCTTCTCATTAGACTTCCGCACAATTTCAGAGACCTCTGAAATTTCATCCTCGTCATGCTCACCACCAATTTTACTCGCCGCAGAAAACCCTGCCAGTTTACTAATTTCCTCTGCGTTGAGAGTCGGGTCGGGGTTCTCGGCCCCTAGTATATTCTCAACAGATGAGAGGAGGTCGGGCTTATCTAATGCCTCAAGTTTTGTGTTAACCTCTTCTTCGTTGTCTTGCGTTAGTAGACCGTCCCGAACTAAAGCTTTCCCAAGGTTATAAGATAGCTGCTTTTCTACTAGCTCATCATACTTCCCCGCCGCTAAAGCTTCCTTCCTTACATCCTTGATATACCTGCCGTAGCTCTCAATCTCATCTTCAAATACATTATCAACTATCCATTGATCGTAAGGGGTTTCAACAAATGGAGTGGTGGCGGTGGTGGTGTTGCTTGGATCTGACATAGCAGAAGCGGTTATGTATTGTTAGTATGTATCTATTAAGTAAATTATTGTCCTGCTGCGGCGGCTCTTATAGCCTCAATCTCCGCTGCTAGTTTATCCATCTGCGCCTGTTTCTGGAGAATACTACTCCGTTCGTCCTCTTGCCTCCCTTTTTCTTCGTCCGCAGAAATAGGGGCGGCCTCCTTACGGCCAACGCTTGACCCCGTTCCCCCTTCGTCTGTTGCTCGTATAGTTATGCTGGCGTCTTTGCGGGCTTTAGCTCGCAATTTCATAATCAGCTTATTGGCCTCTGTCAAAGATACCCTAGCTAACTTCTCTCCCCCTCCCAAATCAAGTCCCTCTATCTGGTTCGTCTGCCAAGCCCTTTTAGAATCCTCGCTGATGGCCTGTGGAACTGGGGGTTTACCCTCTTGTTGAACCACCATCTCTTGCTCAGGGGTGTTTTCTTGGATCTGCTTCAGGTAGGCTGTGATTTCATCTAGCTCTTTCAACCTATCGGTCATGCCCTGCCGCACATCTGATCTTAGTTCTTTTTTATGTTCAGCTTGAGCTGTTACTTGTGCTGACTTTATTCTTCTTTGTGTGTCATCATATTTAGTTTTATTCAATATAGCTAAATCAGATTCCACTTTGGTGACCGTGCCATCCGCATTGATGCTCGCGTCAAATTGTTCAGGAGTCATCCCGCCAACTTGTGCAATCTGGTATAGACTGCCTTTGTCTTTATCAAAGCTGGCTTTCTTAGCTGCCTGTGCCTTCAACGAATCATTCATTGCGGCGTAAACTAACTTCGCGGCAGCACTCTTGTTCAGGATATGGGGGTTATTCATCCCATACACAGCGACCTCCTGCTGTTTCTCGTATATATCTTTGTCAGACTTATCGATTTCAGCTAGGTCTAGGGTGACTTGGGCTACCTTGTCAGCGTTCTCTATTTCTTCTTTGGCCTCACGTTTCTTTTCCGTAAGTTCAAACATGGTAGTCTCATAAGCTAAGTCAGCATTCCTGTCTTGTCTTAGCTGCGAGTGCATCTTCATCATCAGGTTAAGATGCGGTGCCATCCTCGCGTCTTCAAGAGACCCAAGGTAATCGGACTCAGTGCGGGTGAGTCCGTGTCTATTTCTCAGTGGCGCGAGATCCCGATCAAATCCAAATTCGTCGGTGTTCGTATTTGTAGTGGCCATTAAATTCTAAATGATGTGTTTGGCATAAAGTCTGGGTCAGCTTGGAACTTCTTCTCCATTCTCTGCATGAGCAAATTCTGTAATCTTCTGTTGGTCTCCCGTGCATTCGCAACCCGCTCAGACTGGTCTTCTTGTTCTGCTCTATAAGCTGGGCCAGCAATAGCGGGAGCGTCCCCCTCTGGTGAATCTGCCCACGCAGCAGCTTGGCGTTCCGCTGCCTTCGGGAACCCTGCCTTCCGCAACATCCTAGCTTTCCTAAGCCCGTCGCGGCGTGTGTGCAGCTTGCGCCTTCTCTGGCTAAGGGGGCGCGAATCAATCTTGCTGTCCCAATACGCATCCCTATCTTTATCGGCCTTGAATTTATCTTGTTGCTCGCCCGCTACTTTATCAAAGATGTCTGCGTCAATCCCCAGATCGTCCACCCCCATAGCTTTTAATTTGCCAATTTCCCCAGCACGTTCTTCGTCGTCTTCAATTGATTGCGCGGAGTATAATTTTTCGTGCAGCCCAACACGTTGCTGGAGTTGTGCTTTAGCATCTGCTTGTTCTTTTTGATATTTTTCCCGCGCCTCAAGCATCGATTTATGCGCCCTGAGCCTTGGACTGCGCTCCATTACACCTTGGATGGCTCTGGCCCCTAAGCTTAATTCATCCGACTTTTCCTGCTCCTTACGCTTGAATGCTTTCATAGCTAGAGCTAGTCCGTATTGATCTGATTCAGATCCTGCGAGAGGCTGTGCCACTCCGAATGAGCCATATGATGATTTTGGGTAAATGCTCCACGGATCGGGAGCGGAAGATGGTTTAGCCATAACTTAAATTATACAATTTGAATTAACAAAAGTCAATCAACTAGGGTGGTTTCAGCATTCTGCAATGCACCCCCCAGAGATTTGATGGTTCTCCTCTGTCTTGGGAATTCTCCCCCATTATCTTCGGGGGGATCTACCGCTACCAGACCCAGTCTCTGACGGGCACAGTCTAACGCCAAAAATGCTGCATCAGCAAGGTCAGGGCTTTTACCAAAGCGGGCCTTAAACTCTGGTTTCGACTCTATTTTCATGCGTAAAGTAGACCCTTTTACCATGTCATAGTTTCTTCCTGTTATTTCCTGCGCCAAATCTCCGCTGACCCCAAAGATTTGACGAGTCCTCATAAGCTCCTTCCCCACAAACCATAACTCAGAAACCCTGTTAATATATAACTCAGTCCCGATTAGACTGCTGTTTGCGCTTACCCGCTTATCACTCGCCTTCCCGCCAAACGAAATCCTCATAAACCTATTCGACCACTCACCTGCAAGAACATCACAGAAAGGGGCACCAGCTCCAGTGGCATCAACGCTCACATTTTCTGGTAGGATTTTCAGCCTCTCGCACCTCTCCTTTATTTGCCGGACTATTTGATATGTTCTAGGAACAGCTTTGTTTGTTGCGTCATCATTGAGATGTATGGCATCCCCGAACTCAATAACGTATTGACCTACTTTATCGTATCCACACTTAGCGGTATACATTATTGTCCTATCCCCACCATTAGTAAAAGCGGGGTCAATACCACAGAGGTTGAGGGGAGTGGACTGCCACTCCACAGAATTCAAAGCCCCGCTCGTTGTCAGCTCGGTTTCTGAATATATGCCCGTGGTCTCATCACTATCGAAGAACACGGCACGAACCATCCGCATATACCCACGGCTCTCCACCCCAAGGAGAGCTTTATCTTCATTTAATTTTTCCTCTGTAGGAAGCCACGGGTAAATAGTTTCCCCCGCCAATATATTGGGGGAGCGTTCCCCATCCAAACGTAGATACTTGCCGTGCCATTTAGTTTCCCACTCGTCTGCTATGTTGGTGTCCACACTATCCCACCCATCTTTGGGGGTAGACCAGACTCCGAAAGCATCGAAGCGGCTATTAGGATTGGACATACCAATCATTTGGAATGAGGGGTTTTTAGACAGGTTTGTCAGACCCGCTTGTAGAATAGCCTCGGATAACTCAGATAGCTCATCCCCGATAAGGATCACCCGCTTCTGTTTTATGCCAATAAACTTACCAACTGCTTCTTTGGTTTTACTTTTTTCTGCGGAGATCAAAGAAATTCCCGCTCGTTCTATCAAAATATCTTTCTCGTTTACATAAGATGCGTTGCCGATTGAATCCCGAATCTTGATTGGTGCATCATCAATCACGGACAGCAAAGACATAACACTGCCCCAAATACGCTTTCTGGCTTCACGAAGCGTGGTGGATGTCATAAGAACGAGAGTGTCCTGTGGTTGGCTCAACCAATTTATGATCCCCCATGCAGCCATTGTGTGACTCTTTCCTGATGAAGCACTTCCCCCGACTGCTAAGTATTTGTTTTCTAGAGCAGCGCGGATCATCAACTCAGCCCAAGGATGCTTGACCATTAATTTTTCGGGGAGATCATCCCTGTTCCACAGCTCGTCGCACAGTCTCCAGAAATAATATTCCCTAATGACAGCTTCTTCATGGTTTGCAAACCCATATAAAAGCGCAGTCAATAAACTAGTAGGAGGTATTTGGAACCCCCCAACATCCATCCGTTTTGTTTTCGGATCGATCCTTGGTTCTAGTAACTGCTTGCTCCGCTCAACCTTTAAAGCCATATTTTAATAACAATAAAGCTTTTAACATGGGTATCAATTCCAAAGACGAGATTCAAGAACGTGCGGTCGCGTTATATTACGCAGACTGGAAGACTTCAGCGATAGCTAAAGAACTGGGGGTTCATGCAGGAACAGTTCGCAGGTGGTTCAAAAAGAGGGGGATACCAGCGAGGAAGAACGGACTCGTCATGTCGGAAAAACCACAAGAAATCGACACATCAACGGAACCTGTCGAAGAGAACCTAGATAACATGACAGATGAAGCAGTGATGCGAGCGAAGCATGACGCAAGGATTGAGGAAGACAAAGCCATGATGGAAATCGCGGAATACCAAAACTCCCCTGCGGAAAAATACCAGCACTACGCTGCGGCTGCGGGGATACGGTTGCTAAGAGATAGTATGAATAACCTACGCGGCCCCAAAACAGTCCGTGAGTTTTCTGAATTAGACCAGCTAATCAGAAGGAACCTTGGTCTCAATTCCAAGACAGGTGGGGGTGGTTCTAGTAAAATGCAGATAGACATCTCTATCTTGAATAACAAGAAAGCAGATAGGGGAGGCGGTGCTATCATCGATATTGAATCAAATGATAAGTAACTTCGAAGATTTCTCTTGGGACTATAATCCCCAAAAAGATCCTTACGTCAAAAGGTCTATAGACCCATACTTGACTAGAGGTGACCCAAGGGAACCTAGCTATGCAGAAGTAATTTTCTTCAACCAATTGGAAGACGCTCTGGTGGGGGTAGTTGAACATTGCGACAACCCACCCACAGCTTGTTACAGTAGTTCCAAGTCATTGGCCATCCTCCAAGACATTCACGGACTAAGTCCCAATGCCGCCCGCTTGGCACTGAGCCAATTGATAGACGCGGACTTGGGGCCAGCGTCCCCTTGTTTTTTGGACACCAGTATAGTTGAAGACGAATGACCTTGTTTCGGGACAAAGAATTAATCCATGACCCTAAAGTTTTGATACGTATTCAAGACAAAGGGAAAAATGATTTTTCGTTTAGCGTCAAACAACTTGAAGGTGCTTTCTACAGAGTTATCCCAAGCAATGTAAAAGAGATTGCGTTCATACAGGGCTTGAAGAAAAATGTGTTTGTGTATGTCCCAGTGGAGGGAGATGGACTTATTATCACACTTAATTTATTTTGATTGTAGGTATTGATAACGGCCTCGACGGAGGCTTGTGCGCTATAGCCAAGTTCGACGGTAGTGTTATAGACAAGATTGCAATGCCCACTAAGTGGGTGTGCAAGAAAAGAGAAGTAGACACAGTCGCAATCAAGCAATGGCTGTTACAGCTCAACACCCCATTTGTCCTCGCTGTCGAAGAACCATTGGCCCATGCCAAAAGCTCTCAGGCTGTTCGATCAATGGCCCTGAGTTTCGGAAAAATTATCGGGATGGCCGAAACCAACGACTACGAAACCTTTAGAGTCTCTGTCCACAAATGGCAGAAAATAATGCTGGGGTTCAGAGCGAAGGGGACAACCAAGCAAACCGCCCTAATCAGGGCAGAGGATATCGCGCCCCAAGAGAGCTGGCTCAAAAACAAAAGGTGCCGCAAACCACACGATGGCATGGTGGACGCCTTCCTAATCGCCCGCTATTTGTGGGGATTGGAAAAACTTGAACAAAAGCTTTGACCCCAAGATGGGTGTGTGGCATGGTTCTCGCATGTTACCCCCCTCCCACTCAGACAGAGGACACGCAGAATTTTCCCCCAGTAGCTTAAAATACTGCGCCGGATGTTCGGGATATAAGGGGAGAGAGGGTTCCAATGCTGCTGCGGAAATGGGCACTCGTATTCACGAGGCCATCGAAATTTCCGACCCATCCAGTTTGCAGAGTGAGGAAGAGGTTTCGATCTACCAAGAAATCATCGCGGATCAGGCAGAGTATCTGATGAACTACGATGGTAAGAAGCTCACGGAGAGCCATGCAGAAATCATACTGGACGTAGAATTGAGGGGGACATCAACATACGGAACATGTGATTTTTTAAATGTGTATGGGGATACCGAGGGGGTGTTGATTGACTACAAGACGGGAATCTCAGTCATCGACACCCCCGATAATAATTGGCAAGCCAAAGCATACACAGTCGGATGCTTCCAAAAGTTTCCTAAACTGGAGACTATTGATTTTGTTTTCTTTATCCCGCAAAGGAATGAGATCCTGTCCCATGTTTTTCACAGGAGTGACCTAGAAGATCTCGTTGATGATTTGTCTACGGTAATCTTAGCTGCGGAGAAGGTGAGACCTAAGTGGGATGGGGGAACCCCCGATCTTTCAGAGCTTACCCCCACTGTAAATTGCAGGTTCTGTAAATTCGAAGGTGTGTGCCCAGCATTAGGTGGTCTTGTTGTCGAGGTTGCCAAGAAGATAAACCCACAGTTGCCTGATGTTGATATTGATTCTGTGGAAGACCCAGATGTGGTCGAACAACTTTGGGCCATCGCGAAAATAGTTTCTAACTGGGCAGATGGTTTCAAGAAACACGCCGTCGCCTTAGCCGAAGATGGCGTTGAATTCCCCAACCTGCGTCTCAAGAAGACGGCGGGTAGGAGGACGGTGACAGATCACCAAACATTTATGAAGATAGCGGAAGAGTATGGCGTTGATGCACATACTGTTCTAAAGCATGTGAGTTTACCTCTCGCTAAGATCGCAAAAGCTGTAGGTGATACAGTAGAAACGGGCAGTAAGAGGAAACACGCTGATCAATTTATCGAGTCCTGTGAGGCATCAGGAATCTTAGAACACTCTCCCCAACGGCGCACGTTGTCGTAGGGAAAACTAGAAACAAGAAACAAGAAACTGAAATGAGTAATAAAACTGAGCTTACCAAAGCTCCAACCAGCAGCCTGACTACATCCGCGATTTCGGATACGTTAGATCAATCCGACATCGACATTCCAAGAGTGAATGTAGTTCAAAAAACCAGTGACATCACTGGGCCTGACGGCAAGCCCGCACCATACGGGTCACTTGTCCTCGACAAGAGACACATCTTGTCTGAGCCAGAAGTGGCCATCCAAGTGGTTCCACTCAGTGCCCAAAAAGCATGGAGGGAAGATGTTCCTTTCGATGCGGATGATATTCCGCGCATTGCGAACACATCAGAAGAGAAGCACCAACTGGGGCTGGACTCTGACTACCCGATCCTTGAGTTCGCAGAAATTACTCTGCTGTTCAAAGGGGACGATGACGTAGAAACTTTCCCCTTTCCATTGGGTAAAGCTAACTACGCGCTTGGCCGTATCAATGTAGCTAAAGACGCCTACAGGCAGACCTTCAAAAGGTTGGCTACTTTCGCAGTGTTCAACAAGACCACCCCGATCCACCAAAGACTATGGAACTTCCAGTCTACTGCGATTACTCGTGGTAAATATAGCTGGTTCGCTCCGTCTCTTACCATTACTAACGAAGAGCCTAGCAAGGCTGTTCAGGAATTTATTGGGGGGTATCTTGCTTAATGGGTGCCGTAAAATTAGATAGGAAGACAGTCCTTACAAAGGAGATTGCGAACCTTGATGACGCCATCGAGAAGATGGGTGTAGCCATTGAAAACTCAAAGCTTGATTTGGAAGCTACTAAGCTGATTAAAGATAGCCTTGAGGATTCAGTTAAGGCACTCCCTGATCAAATCACTTTGATCACCAAGGAGTAGATAATCTGGTAATGCGGCGGCCTCGTGGAGGGGCTGGTTATAAATTCGCCACTAGGGGTAACCGCATAAAAGCCCCAAAGTGCCCCGTCCACATGGGTTCTCATTGACCTTGGGGTGGGCGGGGCATTTCCTTATAAAATCATGGGCATGAATATTTTTGCAGTAGACTTCGAAACGTATTACGACAAAGAATGTAGCATCAAAATACTGGGGACACTGGGTTATTTCAGCCACCCAAAATTTGATGCCTACCTCGTGTCCGTTGTCGGCACAGAAGGAACAAGCTATGTCGGCCACCCCAAAGATTTTGATTGGGAAACATTAAATGGGCAGATCGTCCTCTCCCACAACGCGAGTTTTGACGAGACCCTTTTCTTCTACGGAGTAGAACAGGGATGGTGGGGTAACTGTTCCCCACAAGAATGGCATTGCACCGCTGACATGGCGGCATACTGCAAGCTACCCAGATCATTGAAGGGATCTACATCGCAGTTGCTGGGACTCACCGTAGATAAATCAACTCGCGACAATATGTCAGGGAAGAAGTGGGAGGAGATGTCCAAAGAGTTTGCGGCAGAAGTAACCGAGTATGCACTCAAAGATAGTGAGCTTTGCTTGGAGCTGTGGGATAAGCTCCATAGCCAATGGCCAGAAGTTGAGCGGGACATAAGCCGACTGAACAGAAGAATAGTCCAGCGTGGTATCCCGATTGATGGAGATTTACTTAAGGAGCAACTTGAAACAATAAAGACTAGGCTGTTTGAAGCAGAAGAAAATATCCCTTGGCTTGGGGAAAAGCCTCTCCTGAGTCGGGTAGCCTTCAACGAGCAATGTCTTTTAGTGGGCATAGAACCCCCCGCCAGTTTAGCAGAAGCTGATGCTGAGGCCCAAGAATGGGTTGAGTTCCACAGCAAGGAACATGAGTGGATAACCGCCGTAAAAAACTGGCGAAGAATAAATTCACTCAAGAAGAAACTGGAAAGCTTTGACTACGCGACTATGCCAGATGGTCGGTATTATGGCGGGTGCATGTATTTTGGTGCACATACAGGAAGGTTCAGTGGCTCTGGGGGAAACCTGAACCTGCAAAACCTTCCGAGGGAGGAGATGTTCGGGGTCAATCTCCGACACTTGATATCCCCCAAGTCTGACAAAAGATTAATCGCAGTAGACCTTTCTCAGATTGAAGTTAGGACATTATGCTGGTTAGCTAACGACCGCCAGATGCTCGATGAAATTGAAGAAACTGAAGATATTTATGAGGCTTTCGCCATCCGGTTTGGGATGTGGGACGAAGAGAAGGGGTCAATCAAACAAGACCCCAAGCTGAGACACGCAGTAAAAGGAATGGTATTGGGGTGTGGGTATGGAGCTGGTGCGGCGAGGTTTGCCAGCATGTCTGGAATCTCCGAGAAGCTGGCGCAGGAAAGGGTGAATCTATACAGGAATAAGATGCGCAAGATAAAGTCTCTCTGGTATAGTTACACAAGTGATATTGAGAACTCATATGAAGCTAGTTCTCAACTACCCACCCCCTTCACCGTTGACCTCCCCAGTGGTAGAACTATTAACTATGGAGTGCTGCGCAGGTGGTGTGAAGACGGGAGGAACCACTACACCACTGAGGTTCCAAGACACGGGAAAAATGTAACAGTCCGTTTATGGGGCGGGCTGGTTGCGGAGAATGCAAGCCAAGCCTTAGCAAGGGATATATTCGCGGACATGCTCCTGCGTGTCGAAAAGGAGGGGCACAAAATTATAATGCATGTCCATGACGAAATGGTTGTCGAAGCAACTGAAGGTAAAGCGGAGGAAACTCTCCAGAACATTATTGATGTAATGTCTAAACCCCCTTCGTGGATACCTGATATCCCAATCGCGGCGGAAGGATCAATACTAACAAGATATGAAAAATGAAATATAGATACATTAAAAATCTCAGAGCCAAGAAGTGTAAAGCATGTGATGACATGTCTAAGGTCAAGGTGTCCCCCAAGCCTTCCTTTAAATCGAAAGCTGAATACAGGGAATGGTGTGGTAAGAAAACAACTGATCATTGCTTTTACAGTTTATCGGAAGGACTCATCGCGGGGTCGAGGATCGAGGGTGAAAACAAAGTATCTAAAATATATGGGGTTGCTGCCGACTACGACGCCCCAGTTGATTGGGTAAATGTGGATAACATCATCGCGGCTAAGTGCGTCAAGTGCATGCCCACATGGAGATCAAAAACAAATAGCGGGTATATCCGAGTCGTGTTCGAATTCGCAGAGCCTATGTCGATAGCTGCTTTCTTGTATAAGCCTTTCTTATCTGAACTAAAGAAGGCCATTAACTTCCACAAAATCTTCGCGGGGTATGACAGTAAATCAGAAACCGCATCTCAGTATTTCGAGTTGGGGGAAGACTGGGTAAACTTGGGAGGGAAGGTTCCCCCCGCTATTGTTCAAACGGCCCTGTTTAAGGCAGCTCATAACAACCCCCCGCAATCCAATGACACTTCCATACCCATAGAAACTATAGCGGCTGAGGTGGAGAAGAGATTCCCCAACAGGTGGGTCGGGGACTTTGAGGTGGGGGCTAGGGGGCCGCTGTTCTGGGTAGCTGATGGAATTGATCGGGAAGGTTGTAAGGTCTATGAAGATGGCATGGTCGTCTACTCAGACAGGGACGTAGGGTGGAAAAGTTGGAGAGATATTTTTGGCCCAGCTTTCGTCAAATCCTATGAGCAACAGAAGATGGGAAGTTTGTTGGATGAGTATTGGTTCAATGGACGCCAGTTCTTCAAACTCCTCCACGAAGCGGCACAGCCAATCCCCAGAGATCAGCTTATCCTTGAGTTGCGCCAAAGAGGGTTCCGAGATGGGAGACCAAGGAAGGGAGAAAACATTTCAGAAGTGGAGAACGCTATACTGGTTATCAGTAACCAGAATAGGATTAACGAGATAGCTCCCGTGGTGTTCCGAAGAGACCAAAGAGTAGTTAATTTCAACGGGCTTCGGATCTTAAATAGCTCCACCATAAAACCCATAGAGCCAGCGGAAGACGGGGACTTTGATAAATGGCCTTTCCTCAATAAATTCTTCGACCAGTTCTTTGTGGACTCTACAAAAGTAAGGACGAAATATTATTTCTTCGCTTGGTTCCAGAGATTCTATTTGGGTGTGTTGAATAATAGAGAAGACCAAGGGCAAGCTTGCATCTTAGTGGGGCCAGCAAAAAGAGGTAAGACTCTTTTATCAAACAAAATAATCTCTGCCGCAGTGGGCGGTTACGCAGACGCTAGTGACTACCTAGCTGGAGGAACTAAATTTAACAAGGATCTGGGTAGGGCCGCATCATGGGTTATTGATGACACAGTTAGTGCTGCCTCATTCCAAGACCAGAGGAAAGCTACTGAGCTTATTAAAAGAGGAGTAGCCAACCCAAAGATTCAATTCATGGCTAAATACGCAGACGCCGTTACTTTGCCGTGGGCGGGGAGGATAACCGTCAGCCTTAATGATGACGCCAATAGCATGAGCGTAATACCTACCTTAGATTCCAGTAATCGAGATAAGATCATGGCGTTTAAAGTTTCACCGGAGGGATTCAAATTCCCTAAAAAGCAGGTTCTGGAAAAACTTATCGCGGAAGAGATGCCACATTTCTTAAAGTGGTTGTCAGACTGGAAGCCACCAGAGGAAGTCCTCGATGATGATAGGTTTGGCGTAGTGAGTTTTATCGATAAAACCATAGCCTACGCCGCTTACGATAACTCCAGTAGATCTCAGGTGGCTGAACTTGTAGACTTCTTTGCCAAAGCTTGCCGTGGGCAGAACGATAAAATGACTGAGTGGCGGGGGACTATAACAGAATTTCAAGTGGCCATACACACATACAACAATGGTAGGGCTTTAGGAGCATCAAACAAACTAGAGTTTGTCAGGAATGGATTAGCCCATCTAGAAGATGCAGGGAGGGCCAATAGTGGGATGCGCCCAATAAAATCTGTCGGCAAGGGTAGCGGCAAGGTGTGGATAATAAATGTCACCGCCCCCTACGACATCGACCACGAAGATATCATAGAGAGTTTGCAGGGCGTAATTCTGAAATAGGGATGTGATACCCATCTACTTTATAAGTGAACCCATATTCATCGGGTTCCCCACGCTTCTTATACGCCCCGTCCTTTTGTATTTTGTGGGCGGTTGCCCAGCCCAGCATCCAAGCCCTTGTGAAATCTTTTCTAACGCGGACGAAGAAGTAAGCCTTAGCGAGTAGCTTTTTACCTTTTGCACAATTAACCGAGGCCGTGTAATGGGGCTGCGGTTTACTTGAACAACTCTTAGACTTAATGTCTATCGTGCGATTCCCGATAACATAATCGTGAGAATATATTTCTCCCCCGACATAAGTAGCTTTTGGGTATAGTGCTTCGAAGGCTACCTCTCCCAAGAACCCCGTCATACGGCCCGTTCCACGGGTGAATGAATTTGGAAGCACACCCAATTTTTCGCTTCGTTCGAACGCTTCTTTGATATTGTCGCTGTTAGGCGTGAATAAGAGCATCCCCTTAGTTCGGGTGAACTGAGGAGGGAGCTTTTTCCGTTTCATCCCACCCCTAATCGTTTTCGCAACCGCTCATAAGCAGGGAAGAAAACTTCATCCATGCAACGAACCACCGCTTCTTGTTCAAATGTCTCGCAGAACCCAACCCCCGATATGCACAAGGATGCCTCCATCAACTCATGCCTCAATATAGTGTGGATCTTATCTTCCTTCAGATCTTTAGATAATATAATTACTTTCCGGTCGTGGCTGTAGTAACCGAAAAGGTCATCATCACTTAGGTCTTCCCTCCTTATATGGACGGTCTGCCCAGCGATGCGAATGGTCTTAGGAATACTCATTAACCATAGAAGTTGTTAATGCCATTAGCGTAAACTTTTGCCAATCTGCCGATGTCTGATCTTATCAGACTCACATCCCCTGCATTCGATCCAAAGAAGGGTTCAGCGATACAGGCATAACAAGGTGTCGTTCTTAAGAATAAAGCCCCACGGTGACCTTTAGATCTAGGCTTGACCCCGCGAGATCGGAGATCTGGGTATTCTTCCTCCATAGCTTCTTTGAGGTTTGTGGCTAAACGCTTGCCCCCACTGCTAGTTTCCCAGTGCAACCACTCATGCCCAGTGGCGGTAGGGCCAGCAGAATTGAAATGAAATTCAATACAGGCGTCGATATTGTCCTCCCTCATTTCCCTCGACACATAATTCATGGCTCCCACATAACTGATCGCGTTGTAGTCGTCGTATATCTTATATGGAACTTCAAGATGTGGAGTAACGAGGGGGATAAGTTTAGAATTGAAACTGTGTTCACTAATACTGTCCGCACCTACAGTAAACGCCCCACTATCACCATGCCTAGAATGTCCAATTGCGAGGCCGATCATT